ATTGACTGCTGTAAAAGCGGTTGTTTTTTTAGTTGTCTGCCAATCAACAGTTCCTGTTCTACCAAAACCAGATTGATTAGCACCACTTCCTAAAGTTACCGTATCACCAGATTCACCTAATGTTAATGTAGTTCCGCATTGTGGTGCAACTGTATTTACTTCTATCTTACTCATTATATTATTACCAATGTCCCTGTTACTGTTATCGTTTGTGTAAAGGTAACTGGTCCTGCTAATACTGCAGACTCAATGACCATACCTTTTTGGTCTATAGTTTGAGCATGAGTATAGATATTTTCTGATCCAGGTTTATTACCTATATATATTGTATCATATAAACTATCCATTTATCCTCCTATGCACTAATTGAATCAACAACGCTAACATAAACATCAGCACTTGATGCAGTATCTGATTCTACTTTTAGTACATCAGTATTCTGCATTACAAATTTAGCACCACCTGAAACAAGCTCTACTGCACTGTTTGGTGGAATGCTTAAATCTTTGCAAATAAATCTTGTTTGCGATCCACCCACACTCACAAAAACATCTACTGCAATTGCCGAGGTTACTTTGTTGGCTATCCTGATTCCAATAACTGCATCATTAGAGTT